AGAGATAAAAGCTAAACCAGAACTTGCTAATAATAAAAATGTGTTTGATACTTTAAGTGGACCTTTACCAAAAGGTCAAAAGTTCGTGGAGTATGAGGATGGAACTATGGACTTCTTTCAAAAAACAGATTTTGGTCCACAGAATATTAAACCGGCTAAAAAACTTGCAGAGGAACTTGGTATATCAACAAGCGAAGCAAGTGCCATTTTAAAAATGGAGCCAGAAGATCAAGTTTTAGAAATAGGTAGAAGAAAAGCTTTAGCAGATAGAATAGATAATCTTGTAGACGATACGCTTAGCGAAGAACCAACATCCTTATATGATGAAAATTTTGATGATTATTTTGATCCGGATGATAAACCAAACCAAGCAAAAGGAGGTATCATTTCATTAACATGAAAAAGTTTATAGTAAATCCAGTAACCGGGAACTATGAATCAACGTCTTATACGTTTGGTGATAGGTTTGATTTAAAAAATGAAGAAATAGTTAAAAAATTTGAATTTCAAAAAGATTTAAAAAAACAAAAAAATCAATTTTCTACTGAAAGAACTGTAAAAGAATTACAAAAAATTATTGATAACGCACCTCCAATGAAAATTGGAGACAAACTGGACCCAATGAACGCAAAAGATTTAACTGGAGAAAGCGAGGCTTCTAAAAGATTTAATCCAGACCCAAATAAAAAAAATAAAGGTATAGAATATCTTACTCGAAAAGAAATTGACAAATTTGGTGCAAAAGGAACAAATGAATTAGTTTTTAAAAAAACCAATAAACACATAATTAAAACAGACCAAAAAGGCAAGTACGCAGTTGCAGCTAAACGGAAAAGTAAAATAATACCACTACAAGGAACAGAACTTTCTTATAAAGGGGATTCATCATTAAATTTTATTCATCCTTACCCTAAAGTTCAACCTACTACACTTAAAACAACAGGAATTGGTGATGCTAGAATAAATAGATCTTTATCAGGATATGATAAAATAGCTCAACCCATAGGCGAAGCACAAGTAGAATTAGTTAAAAATAAAGCAAACATGTCTTCGGATAATTTTAACAAAGAGAGAATGAAACTAAATGCACAGGCTAAACAAGCTAGAGACGATATTGTTTCTAAAAAAGGAAATATAACTAAAAATTATACCGGATATTACCGAATAAACGAATCAGGTACAACATTAGAACCTAAAGGTTTTAATGCAAAACAATCTTTTGCAGGAATTAAAGGTAAAGATAAAAAATTTATTGACATGACTAAAGATGAACTTACACAATTTAAAGAAGAAAAATTAAACTATGATAAAAAAATAAAAACTCTTAGAAATTTTGGAGATTCTATAAAATCAAAAGGTTTAAATTTATTTTCTAAATTAGAAAAAGGTTCACCCAGTAGAAAAATATTTGAAACATTAGTGCCAGGAAAATTGGACGCTGTTGTTTTAACTCCTTATGATTTTATTACATCAATGGCTGCTGGATATAATTTACCGGAATCCGTAGTTATTGCTGCATCTAATTTATTACCAAAAGCTGCACAAAAAATGTTACCAACAACTTTAGCAGTATATGAAAACCAAAAAGGATTTGACGGAACTAATCCATTTCATAATATGGGCAAGGGGGAAGAAACAAAAATAGGTAAAAAAATAAGAACTTCTTTAGAAGACGCAGTTAATAAAATTAAAGATAAATTTGGAGATAGTGCAATTGGAACTGCAGATGAAGCGCCTGAATCAGAAGCTGCAGAAAAAAGAAGATTGATTGAAGACTTTAATAATAGAAATTCTATAGACATCCCAGAAATAGATGATCAATATATGGCAGCGGAAGGTGGCCGAGTTAATTTTTCTGAGGGCTCACCTAATCCAGATTCAGATTTTTTAAAAATGACCATGGCTGCACGAGAAAATGAAAACATACCTTTTAATCCAATTAAAAATTTTAATGAAATAATTAATCCTAAAGCATTCGCAGGCTATGCACAAAAAATTGTTTCAGGAGCAATGAAACTTCCTGAATATGCTACAAGATTAATTCCAGCAGGAGGATCCTTTGCTAGTGATTTAATAAAAGGTCAAAAAAATGCACTTGGAAGATTTGCAGAGAACATGCAGCCTAAAGCTACTGAAGCACTAATTGAAAAAATTGGACTACAAAAAATGATTGATGAAAGTGATGCTAAAGCTACAGGATCTCAAAAATATTATGGAGATATGTTAGAACTTGGAACAGAACTTCTTGGTCCAGCAACCGCGATTGGATATTTTACTGCTGCTGGGAAATTAACTAAATCCGGAATAAAAGAACTTCAAAGAATTTCAGGCAAAAACTTTCCTAAAATTAAAGCACAAATGGAAGAAAAAATAAGTGCCGCTGGTGAATCTAGAAGAGATTTTAATAAAACAGTTGCAGTAGGAGGAATGATTGGTTTAGCAAAAGTTTTAGGTTTAGATAGTTTATTAACTACAACAGCTAAAGTAGCTTCTAAAGTTCCTGCTAAAATAGTAACTGCAGGTGGGACACCACAGTACTTTTTTGACTTTGTAAGTTTAATTAGAAAATCAGGAAATGATGTTTCAGATAAAGCTGCAACACTTGAGCGACAAAAAGTTTATGATTACAAAGGATATACAATGGTTGAAGACCTTTCTACTGGAGAAATAAAAATTAATAAAACAAACGAAGGAGTGGGTTCTGGTACGGATGATCTTGGTGAAACACAAATATACGACAAAATAGATAGTCAAGACGAAATCTTGTACAAACCTAGTGAAACAATACAAGGCAAAGACGGAAAAGCAATTAAAACATTAGATGAGTATGAAGAAGCTACAGCTTCTCCCGATATGGATGGTGATATAGGAGATGGCGAAGTTGGTTTAAACTCTATTGATGAGATACTTGAGTTGTTATCTAAAGACGGTAAAAAATACAACTTAAAAGAATTAGAAGAAATGGGACTTAATCCATCAGGACTTGGTCAAAGTGGGTTAAAAAAAATTTTAAAAGACCCCGCAGAAATTAATCTTCTTAAAAGAGACGATATGTTTAAAGACACTCTAAATAGAATAAAATACAAGACAGAAAAAGGAAACAAATGAAAAATCCAAATTTAATTAAAAATATGAAGTATGTTAAATTAAATGAAATACCTCCTCTAAAAGGACCTAATTCACAAGGGTTGCTTAAAGAGATAAAAAAAGATAAGAAGAACACGGAGAAATTAAATGGCAGATATAGATAAATCACTCCCCAACAGCATTAGAACGTCCGTTGAGATAGATGGGCCGGAAGTTGATGTTGAGGAAACACAAGAACAACAACCTGAACAACCAGTAGAAGTAACACCAATGGAAGACGGCGGTGTTGAATTAAACTTTGAACCAGGAAAAGTAAATATTTCAGGAACAGAAAATCATTACGACAACTTAGCAGAATTATTACCTGAAGACATTTTAGATCCTATTGGATTAAACATGAGATCAGACTATGCTGAGTATAAAACTTCTAGAAAAGAATGGGAACAAGCTTATGTTGAAGGACTTGACTTACTTGGATTTAAATACAACAACAGAGCAGAACCTTTCCAAGGAGCATCTGGTGCAACACACCCTGTGTTAGCAGAAGCCGTTACTCAATTTCAAGCTGGAGCCTACAAAGAATTATTACCTTCTGAAGGACCAGTTAGATCACAAATTTTAGGTAAAGTAGATCAAGCAAAAGAACAACAAGCTCAAAGAGTAAAAGATTTCATGAATTATCAAATCATGGAAAAAATGGAAGAGTATGAACCTGAGTTTGATCAAATGTTATTTTATTTACCACTGTCAGGATCTGCATTTAAAAAAGTTTATTACGATGATTTATTACAAAGAGCGGTATCTAAATTTGTACCGGCAGATGATTTAGTTGTACCTTACACAGCTACATCTTTAGATGATGCCGAAGCAATTATACATGTTATTAAAATTTCAGAAAATGATTTACGTAAACAACAAGTTGGTGGTTTTTACACTGACATAGAATTACAGCTGCCTTCTAAAATGGAAGATAAAGTTACAGACAAAGAAAGAGAATTAGAAGGAACTAGATCTACAGGAAGACAAGAAAATATTTATACATTATTAGAATGCCACGTAAATTTAGATTTAGAAGGTTTTGAAGATGTTGGAGAAAACAATGAACCAACAGGAATAAAATTACCGTACATCGTAACAATTGAAGAAGGTAGTGGAAAAGTTCTTTCGATAAGAAGAAACTTTGCACCAGAAGATCCAACAAAAAATAAAATTCAATATTTTGTCCACTTCAAATTTCTGCCAGGACTTGGGTTTTACGGACTTGGATTAATCCACATGATTGGCGGATTAAGTAGAACGGCAACGGCTGCTCTTCGTCAATTATTGGACGCAGGTACATTATCTAATTTACCAGCAGGTTTTAAACAAAGAGGTGTGAGAGTTAGAGATGAAGCATCGCCAATTCAACCAGGTGAGTTTAAAGATGTAGATGCACCGGGTGGAAATTTAAGAGATGCCTTTTATCCTTTACCTTACAAAGAACCATCTCAAACATTATTACAATTAATGGGTATAGTTGTTCAAGCAGGTCAAAGATTTGCTTCTATTGCTGATATGCAAGTAGGTGATGGAAACCAACAAGCTGCAGTTGGAACAACAGTTGCATTATTAGAACGTGGGTCAAGAGTTATGTCTGCAATTCATAAAAGATTATACTCAGGACTTAAAAAAGAATTTAAACTATTATCAAACGTATTTAAAAGTTATTTACCACCAGAATATCCTTATGATGTTGTTGGTGCAGAAAAAACAATTAAACAAACTGACTTTGATGACAGAGTAGATATTTTACCTATTGCAGATCCAAATATATTTTCTATGACACAAAGAATATCTTTAGCTCAAACAGAATTACAATTAGCTACATCTAATCCGGAAATACATAACTTAAATCAAGTTTATAGAAATATGTATCAAGCATTAGGTGTAAAAAACATTGATGAAATATTACCACCGCCTGCTCCAAAAGCACCGAAAGATCCTGCGTTGGAACATATTGATGCTTTAGGTGGTAAACCTTTTGAAGCTTACAGAGGACAAGATCATACAGCGCATATAACAGCGCATTTAAATTTTATGGCAACTAATCTAGTTAGAAACAATCCACCAGTAATGGCTGCAATGCATAAAAATATTTTAGAGCACATAAGCTTGATGGCACAAGAACAAGTAGAATTAGAGTTTGAAGAAATGCTACAACAAGCACAAATGTTGCAACAACAAGCACAAATGAATCCACAAAATGTGCAAATTCAACAACAACTACAAAAAATGAATATGGATATAGAATCAAGAAAAGCTGTGTTGATTGCAGAGTCAATGGCTGATTTTATGAAGGAAGAAAAAGAAATTACATCTCAATTTGACTCAGATCCTCTATTAAAATTAAAATCAAGAGAAGTTGACCTTAGAGCAATGGAAAATCAACGTAAAGCAGACGCTGATGAAGAAAAATTTAACATTGATAGAGCAAAATTAGTGCAAGCTAAGGAAATTAACGATGATAAGCTAGAACAAAACGAAGATTTAGCAGAATTACGCTCTCAAACGTCAATTGTTAAAACACAGATGTCAAATAGCTTTAAAAAAAACTAAAAATAAGATAACAATACAACTAGGAGATAAAAATATGATGAATTATAAAAAACCTAAACAAGTTAAGATGGAAGAAGGTAAAGTTATTACTGATCCAAGATCTGAAACTAGTATTAGAGGCAAAAATCTTATATCTACAGGAAATAAAAATCCTGTTAA